GGGGGTTGCCCCCGGGGGCCCACCTCTGTAGCGTTCTCATCACAAGCACAACGACAGCCGGGAGGCCCCAGTGAACCGTATCGACCACACCAGCCACGCGCACCCCGCCACCCCCGCCGCCCGCAAGGCGTGCCGCAAGGCGTTCCGCCAGGACCAGGCCGAGATTAAAGCCGAGTGGGAAGCCGAGCAGGACCGCAAGGACGCCACCTGGTACGGCTCGCCCGCCCCGTTGCCCCAGCCCATCACGATCCACTTCGTCCTTAAGGACGGCAAGACCTGTCGGGTGCTGTTCGACCAGTACCAGAACCCCACGCTGTTCGTACAGGCACACGAAAAGGGCTGGACCCGGGAGCGCACCGTGAACCAGGCCGTCAGCGAGGCCATCCACGGCGTGTTCGAGGCGTACGGCATCGGCACGGTGGAGACCTACCGCGTGGTGAGCTAGCAGGAGAAACGAGAAACTCGTCGCTGGGGCCTTGCGCCCCGGTGACGACTCGGCTAATGTTCTTCTTGTAAGCAATGCAGCACACAGACAGCCGGGAGGTATCCCATGGCACGCAAGCTTTGCGAGTTCTGCAACACCCGCCCCGCCACCAGCCAGAACCGTGGCAGCATCAGCATCCAGGCTTGCGAGCCGTGCGAGACCGAGGCTGGCTTCGAGAACGAGCACGCTGACGGCCAGTGCGGTGGGGTCGAGGGCGGCAAGTGCTGGATCTGCCTTCCGGAGCTGAACCGGGCGCAGGCCACCTACGTGAAGCCGGAGCGCAAGGGCCACCGCAGCCCGCGGCGTCCTCAGATCAACCACCGGGCGTGCAGCCACGCGCAGACCCCCAGCGCCCGCCGGGAGTGCCGGAAGGCGTTCTGGGCGGCCAAGGCCGAGCAGGCCACCGAGGCGCCCGCCGCGCCCGTGCTGCACGCGGCGTACATTGGCTTGGTGGAGTGGGACGGGGCGCGCAACAAGACCCACCAGGGCTTCATCATCCGCGACCTGGGCGCTGGCAAGCTGCTGGTCCGCACGAACAGCAAGCGCCCCACCCCCGTGCGGGTGGCCTTCTCGGCCCTGCGCCTCCCGGCGTAGCTGGAGCGGCCCCCGGGGTTGCCAGCCCCGGGGCCCACCCCGTAGCGTATGCATGCCAAGCGATACGGGGAGGTGAACATGCACAAGGACTTCGACTGGAGCGCCCCGCGGCGCGACTGGGGCTGGGCCTAACGCCCAGCTAGAAGGCCAATTCTGAGAAACTCGGCCCAGGTTCCTTGTGGACCTGGGCCGGGCCCCGTAGTGTTCTCCTCAGCGGGGCAGCCAGCCCCCAAGGCAGCCGGGAGGCAACTATGAACACCAACGCCAAGCTCCGCATCGCGCTCACCCTCATCGTGTGCGCGGCCAGCTTCTTCGTCAGCTACCGGCACATCTTCGAGGTGGCCATGGGCGCCAAGAACGACACGGCCACCGCCGCGGTCTACCCGGTGTGCATCGACGCGGTCATCCTGGTCAGCGCGCTGTACCTGGTGGCGGCCACCGGGGTCAACAAGATGGCCAAGCTTTGGGCCACGGTGGGCCGGTACTTCGGCTTCTCCGCCACCGTGTTCGCCAACATGGCGCACTCTGGCTGGGGCAACGTCAGCGACATCATCATCAACCTCATCCCCGCGATTGCCCTGATCATCACCATGGAGCTGGTCGTGTACGGCTTCAAGGCCACCCCCGCCGCCCGCACCTCGCAGGCCCGCAAGGCGACCCCGCGCAAGGCCGCGACCGCCAAGGCCACCCCCGCGGCGAAGGCGCCCACCAAGGCCCGCAAGCTTCAGGTGGTCTGACCACCTGGCAAGGGGCGCCCTACGGGGCGCCCCTTCGACGACGTGGGGCCCGTGCAGCCCCTGGGGCATACCTCGACCTACCCCGGGGCGCCCAGGCCCGCAGAATCGATCTGAGCGGGCTGCGAAGGAAGGGCTGGGCGGGCGCTTGCCATCTCATCGGCCCCTGTGCCATAGTGGTCCCAGCGCGGTGCACAGCACCGCCGGACAGCCGGGAGGCACCCAATGGCACAGCACCCCACCCATGCGGTATACACGGTCACCCGCAACGGCAAGCGCCGTGCGCACACCCGCTTCCTGGCCACGCTGGTGGATGGCCACGTTATCGAGTTCGGCACCGGGGCGGACATGGGCACCCTGAGTGGCGCCCAGCTGACCATGCCGGGCCTGGCTGGTGGATCCTGGCGCGTCGAAGTGGTGCCGGTGGCCTGGGACGGCACGCGTTACGTGGACGCGCGGTGAGCGCCCTGGTGCGCGCCTTCGTGGCGCTGCCCGCGCACCCCGCGGTGGCGCTGGGCCTGCTGGCGGTTGTGCTGGCCCTGGTGGGCAGCCTGGCGTTTCTCCTGCGCAAGTACGACTCCTGAGAATTCTCGGCGGGGTCCTTGCGGCCCCGCCTCCACTCGGCTAGTGTTCATCTTGTAAGGCAAGCGGGCCACACGGGCCCACAGACCGCCGGGAGGCACACCATGCAGGTTCTCGTCACCGCCGCCGCCACCACCACCGCCGCCACCTTCCTCGCCGACCTGGCCACCGGGACCGCCCAGCTGCACAAGGAGCGGGCCAACGGCACCACCCGCCGCCTCCACTTCCTGGCCCCGGGCAGCGAGGGCCGCGTGCTGGCCGAGTACGTCGAGGCCATGCGGGACAACGGCCAGACCATGGCGCAGATCGCGGGCGGGCTGCACCTGAGCCCCGCGGCCACCCGCCGCGCGTACAACGATCTGCTCCTGACCCGCGAGTTTGAGGAGCTGGACGCCGAGGAGATCGAGGCGCTGTTGGTTGGCGCGGCCGAGCTGGCCGAGTAAGGAGAACGGACACGCGGGGGCACTGGCCTACGGGCTGGTGCCCCGCTACTGTGTGTGCAGGCAAGCTCGACCAACCGAGGAGATCGAGTGAAGAAGGCACTGGCCCTGCTCCTGGCGTGCACCCTGGCGCTGACCGCCTGCGAGCCCGAACAGGGCAGCCACCAGCCCGCCAAGCCCCCGAAGCCGCCCGCGGGTGGTGCCCAGCAGCCCCAGCCAGGGGCCCAGCAGCCTGCACCGGTGCAGGGTGACCCCAACGCGCACAACAAGCAGCCTGGCGAGCTGGACCTGCACGTCGAGTGGACGTCCCAGAACAACAAGACCCCAGCCTGCGAGTGGAGCCTAAACGCGCCTGGCCTGGGCCACCCCTGCGAGGGCCTGGCCAAGGGTGTGCAGGAGCCTGGCGTGCTGGACTACATCGGCTTCTGGGAGTACACCGTCACCGCCAAGGCTGGCGACGTGGTGTTCCTGTCCGCCCAGGGCAACATGGGCAACAAGAGCATCGAGTGCGCGTACTTCTGGAAGGGCTCGTACCACGCGTTCCCCGGCAGCGGAAACCGGTGCGGCGGAACGGCCACGCTGAACTAGCTGAGATTGGCATAGCCCCGGGGTTGCGCACTGCGGCCTCGGGGCGCTACTGTTCTCACAACACCAACAAGACAGCCGGGAGGCACCCAATGAACGCAGGCGACAAGGGCCAGCTGCACACCGTCGAGGTGAAGGTGGTCCCCATGGGCGTCGAGGTCAACCCGATCTGGGCTGGCGTGGACCGGCCCAACACCGGTGGCTGGATCGTGAAGGACCAGCGCACGGCCGACCGGCTGGCGCTGGCCATCTCGGCAGGTGCCGTGTACAAGAACCCCACCGTGAAGGTGGACAACGACGGCCGCACGTACGTGTCCGGTGCCGAGCAGGTGCGGGGCCGTTGCGCCAACGCTGACCTTAAGGCCCTTGGCTACTAGAAGGAGGAACACCGTGCCCGCACGTACCGCCCAACCCACTCTCGCCACCGTGGACTTGAAGCCAGGCCAGGGCCTGCTCGTCAAGCAGGAGGTGTGCCGCGTGGTGCGCCTGGTCGCCCAGGAGGACGGCAGCACCGACGTACACCTGGACCGCGACCTGGACGACCCCCGCGTGATGAACGTGGACTTCCCCTTCCTGCGCGAGCCCTTGTGGGTCCCGGTGGCGCACCGCCGTTGCGAGGCGCGCACGCACGCTGCGTACTGGATGGCCTGGGGCTGGGCACAGCCCGATGGCCCGTTCTGGTGCGACGGTGGTCACTGAGAGAATCTTGGCCCCAGGGGTTGCGCTGGCCCCTGGGGCCGACTACTGTTCAACTATCAGCAACAACGACAGCCGGGAGGCCACCATGAACACCACCACTGACCAGGGCGTTCGCTGCGGGAACCACGGCCGGGACCGGGTTTACCACGCGGACCGCAACGCCGTTCGGGCCTGCTTCCAGGGCCGCACCCCGGCCCCTTCCTCGCAGCCCGCCAACGCGGACGAGGCCCGTAGCGAGAGCATGCGCCGCCTGGCCAGCCAGACCAGCCCGTTCTTCCCCCGCGGCGAGGCGCCCCGGGTGTACCCGGCCAGCCCTAAGGCCGTGCAGTTCTTCAAGGACCTGGCCGCTGAGGTGCTGGTGGGCGAGGCCCAGGTGCGGGCGCTGGCCATGGCCGACAACCTGAGCAGCGCGGACGCCAAGCGCATGATCGATGACATGCTGGTCATGCGCACCAGTCAGCGGGCCATGGCGGCCAGCGCCCCCACGGCCAGCGCGCCGAGCAGCTGGCGCGCCCTGGTCGACCAGGTGATGGGCAAGCGCGAGGAGCGCAACTTCTGCATCATCGACGAGGACGGCAAGGCCCGGTTCTACCGGGTGAGTAAGCGGGGCAAGCAGAGCCGCCGCCCCGGTAGCTGGAAGATCCAGGAGCGGGTCAGCGACGACTTGTTCCCGCGGGCCGACCGCATGCTGGCCACCGTGGCGCAGGCCATCATCGACCAGGGTGGCGCCGAGGCCGCGGGCAAGCGCTTTGCCGAGCTGATGCACCGGTGCTACGAGTGCGGTGCCAGCCTGACCGACACCACGGGGAACCCGTACTACGCCATGGGCCTGGGCCCGGACTGCGGTGCCAAGTAGCCTAGAACCGACCAGGGGCGCCCCGCGTGGGGTGCCCTTGGTGCGACCAGGGGTAGTGCCCCAGCGGCCCGCATAATCGACCCCAGGACCTGAGAACGGAGCTTGCGCCCCTGGGCTCCGTGTGGTTGTATGTTCATGTAAGAGAAAGCGCCCCGCCCCAGGGGCCGACAGCCGGGAGGCACATCATGGCCAACGCACTCGACCTCATCACCAAGCTGCTCGCCAAGGCGGAGAGCACCACCCCCGAGGAAGCCGAGGCGCTCATCGCCAAGGCCCAGGAGCTGGCCACCACCTACGCCATCGAGCAGGCTGTCATCGATGCGGCCCGTGCGGTCCGCGGTGAGGCCCGGGAGGGCTTCAAGCAGATCAAGCTGTGCACCGAGCGGAACACCAAGCTCATCAAGGCGAAGCGCCACCTGGTTATGTACCTGGCGGACGTGAACAGCTGCTTTGTGGTCATGGGGCCACGACGGGCCTACCTGGAGGTGAGCGGCCACGAAAGCGACGTGGCCATGCTGGAGCACCTGTTCGCGAGCCTGCTCCTGCAGATGCAGCGCAGCATGTTGCAGGCCGAGGCGCGGGGGCTGGTCGTGGGCCAGATCGGCGAGTGGCGTGTCAGCTACGCGCACGGGTACGTGCGCCGGGTGGGCTACCGCATGATGGACGCCAAGAACGCCAGCGTGCGGGCGGCCGACGCGGGCACCCCCGGTACCGCTGTGGTCCTGCGCAACCGTGCCCAGCTGAGCAAGGAGTGGGCCGAGAACCAGTACGACGGCTTGGTGGCCGGTCGTCGCATCCCCACCAGCGACAAGAACGTGTACGGTCGTATGGCGGGCGACGAGGCTGGCCGCCGCGCAGACCTGGGCGGAGAGCGCCTGGGCGCCAGCACCAACCGTAAGGAGATCGGGTCATGAGCACCGCACGGAACGGGGCGCCCCTCGGGGCGCCCGCCCCCGTCCAGCATTTTGTCAAGTTCCGCAATGCTGGCACTAACCACCTGTGCGACAGCGAGGCGTGCCCCGAGCACCAGGCCATCATCACCAGGGGCAGCAAGTACGCCCGTGTCATCCGCACCGACAACGAGGGAGACGAGGTGCTGGAGTTCTTCCATCCTAAGTGCTACGACTACGAGTTTGACCAGGGTGCGCACAGTGCCCGCTAACCCGCTGGCCTGCCTGCGGCACATCGACCGGCACGGTGGTTGCCGCCTAACCCAGGAGAGGAGTGACATAATGGCCAAGCCCAGGCACGCAGACCCCGCGGTTGCCGAGGTGAACGCCGAGGGCTACATCGAGCCTATCAGTGAGTTGGACGTGCGGCACCTGCGCATCGCGCTGGCCCGCTACGTGCACCCGAAGGACCTGAAGCGGGCACTGGCGCGGTTGACCAAGATTAACGGCTTCCGCCCCATCCGCCCGGCCTCGCAGGTGTGCGGCGGCAAGAGCCTGTTCGAGATGCTCTGGGAGGAGCTTGATGCCATCGTCGAGCGCATCATGGCCGAGGCGGCCGACGAGCACGACGTGGGCAAGGCGCAGGGGGTGGCCTTTGCCATCGCCACCATTCAGAACCCGTACAGGCCCAGCATCGAGGCCGTGCGCGCCGAGGCTATGCGCCGATGGGAGTTGGACCAGAATGAATGACACGTTTACGACCATTCACCACCTGCACGACGTGCCTTGGTACGAGGCCAAGCTCCCCCGGCGCTGGCATCTGTGCAAGGTGCAGACCTGGGGCATGGTCGGCATGACGATGTACGGCCGATGCGCCTGCGGGGCCATCCGCTCGGGCTTGTCAGGTTACTGGATGGAGAAGAACAGTAGGAGGCGCCATGTCAAGGCGTAAGTGGAACGCAAGGGAACGGCTCAGCGAGCAGCAAGCCATCATGCTGCACGACCCGAAGTGCACCTGGCCGCTGGGCCAGCCGTGCATCAAGTTCAGCACCGACGGTACCCGCCTGGGCGCCGAGATTGCGCACACGATGGGCACCACCAGTGAGGTCATCATTGCCCAGGGCAAGGCGCCCAACGACGATGGCCCCGAGCCCTTTGTCAGCGACGTAGATGCCGAGCAAGCCGACTGGGAGGCCGACGAGGAGCTGGTGTTCCCGTTGGAGGCCAACACCACTTACCGCATCGACCACGATTACCCCCGTCCGTACCCCGCCAGCAAGTGCGACTTTCCGGAGGACTAGCAAGTGCTCAGCAACACCGTAGGCTACGCCGGGATGGCCCTGGGCGCTCTATTCATGCTCGTTGGCTCCTGGGGCATCTGGCGAAGCCGCCGCGAACAGGAGTGACCGCGCTCCTTGCGCACATCGAAGCCAGCCAGCAAGATGCAGTTACCACCGTTCAAGACCGCCGGGAGGCACCCCCGTGACCAGACAAGAGAGAGCCGCACGCGCCAGCAAGTGGGCGGACCAGCAGGCCGACACCATCATCGCAGAGGCCACTACCCGAGCTACTGACAAGACCGCTCGCGCCGTGAAGCTGACCGAGGAGCAGGCGCTCGACCGCCGCAAGCGTGACTCGGCGGCTATCCGTGGTACCACCGTCGAGCCCGCCAAGCGCTGCCCCGTCTGCCGAACCACCGGCACACTGGTCGAGCTGAAGGCGGCGGGCCACGGCAAGGGCTGCACCGAGAAGCCGCCATGCCAGCACACGCGCGGTTGCGCCGGTAAGGTCGGGCACGGCGGTACGTGCCCCGTAGCGGCCCCTCAGATCGACGCTAAGGCCCGAACCAAGCTGACCGCAGGGGCAAGGGTGGTAACCCGGCCCGAGGCGCACAGCGAGGACCTGGGCGCCCGGTGCGTGCAGATGCGCGACGAGGGCGCTGTCAGCTGGGCAGCCATCGGCGCGGCCCTGGGCCTGCCCGGTGCGAAGACCGGTGCGGCGGCGGCTCGCAAGCTGTACGCCGCGCACACCGGCAAGCCGCACACCAGCGCCCCCGGGCCCACCCGAGCCCCGCGGGCCAGCACGCGGCACGCCGCGCAGGTGGGCAGCAAGACCGCCCGCCGAGAGGTGGCCCAGCGCCAGGGCGGCTTCTTCAGTGACGACATGCCCGACGAGGACGTGGTGGCCCTGGTGCACGGCAAGACCGTGGAGTGGGTCATCGATCTGGCGCGCCTGGCGGGCGGCAAGGGTGAACCCCAGTGGGCCGAGCAGGAGGCCCGGGTGCACCCGACGGACGTGTACGTGAAGGAGGTCAACGGCGAGCGGTGCCTCAACTTCCGCACGCTGGAGGGCTGGTACGAGCCCGACCCGAAGACGGGCGACAGCGCCCCCATTGCAGGCCCCACGCGCACCGTGCGCCTGGCCGCCATCCACACGGTGAGGTAGAGATGATTACCCTAGGCGACATGTCCTGGCTGGCTGGTGTGCTCGACATCAAGGCCCGCTGGAACGAAGGCAAGACCACTATCACCGTCACCACCCGCGACCAGGCCCTCGCTCTCGCAGTTGCCGACCTGCTCGGTGTGGCCGCTGTCGAGAGCCGGGGCACCGTGGGCGGGTACGACCGCAAGGGCTGCTCGGTGCACTGCCCCAGCCAGCACGTGCACATCGAGAGCAGCCCGTTCTACACCGTGCGCATCACCGGCATCGGCGCCGTCATCGTGGCGGGTAACCTGACCACCAGGCTGCGCGGGGCGGCGAGCAAGGCGCAGGCGCTCGTTCAGTCCTATGTCGCGGGAACCCGGGCGAACAGCGGTATGGTTACCACCGTAGTTGACCGCATGGCCCGACTGGGCTGGGACGTACCGGAGTGGGCGAGGTAGATGAAGGCCAGGCTGCGCGGTAACCGTATCGCCGTCGAGTTCGTCAGTCGCAGTGATGAGGCGCACAAGCAGGTACGCTCAGGTAGCTGGCTGAAGGGCACGAACGAGTACAGCTATCCGCTGAGCATTGCCAAGTGCCAGGAGATGCGCCGCGCGTGGGGCAAGGACCTACACATCGAGCGCAAGCTGGGCGATTGGTACCGCGCAGCCACCGCACAGCGTGACCAGCAGGCCGAGAGGGCGGTGGCCACCGAGGCCACCAGCCTGCCCAGTCTCAAGCGCCTAGCGCCCGACCTGCTGGCCTTCATCGGCCCCGACCAACGGGCGGCGGCCAGCTGGATTGCGCACGCGTACAACGGCGCTGGTATCCTGGCCGACGAGCCTGGCTTGGGCAAGACCTACAGCACCATTGCGGGCCTGTACGAGAGGAACCCGTACGGCCCCATCCTCATCGTGTGCCCCAAAATCAGCGTGAAGACGGTGTGGCAACGGCACCTCGCAGGTGGCCCCTGGCCGGTCTATGCGGCCCGCGGCACGCGTGCCCAGCGTCAGACGGTGCTCGATGCCTTCTTCGCCGACAGGGCCCCTACCAAGGTGCTCATCGTGGTGGCGGAGATGCTGCGCGCCCAGGGCACTCTAGAGAAGCAGGGCGGCGGCAAGGGCACTCGCTTCCGCGTGACCGGCTTCGACTACCCCGAGTTGTTCGGCGTCACCTGGACCGTGGCTGTACTGGACGAAAGCCAGAAGCTGCTCGGTGCTCTCACCATCACCAAGGGCAACCTGATGAGCCATGGCCTGCGGCACCTGGACGTGGCGCCCGCACCGCTGGGCCTGCGCCTGATGGTCTCGGGTACCCCGTTCGGCCGGGGTGGCGACGTGGAGGGTTTCTTCGGTCACCTGCACTGGGGCTGGCCGAAGGAGTTCTCCGCCTTCTGGCGGTGGGCTGATGAGAACTTCGAGGTCACCGAGGAGCGGGTGTTCATCCGAGGCGGCCACGGGGCGACTCAGATGGTGCGCAAGGTGGGCAAGCTGAAGGGTGACAAGAGCGAGGAGCAGTTCTTCAAGGACCTGGGGCCGCGCGTGATGCGACGCACCCTGGAGGAGGTCAGCCCCGCACACCGTGGCCTGCGCGGGTACGAGGAGGTCATCTGCGAGATGACCGACAAGCAGCGCGAGCAGTACGCCGCGTTCGTGGCCGACGCCGAGGTAGCCGTGGAGGGCGGCATCATCACAGCGGTGGGCAGCCTGGCGGAGATGACCCGGGCTCGCCAGCTGGCCAACGGCGTCCTGCGAAAGGAAGGGGAGGGGAAGGGCTCTGTCCGCTATACCGGTGAGTCCGGCAAGCTCGACGCCGTGATGCAGCGCCTCGAGGAGATGGGCCTACGCGGTGCCCCGAACCCCGCCCGCCGCAAGGTGGTCATTGCCAGCCAGTGGAACGAGTACCTGCGGGCGCTGTGTCAGCGGCTAGATGTGGAGGGGACCCCGTACCACCTGATGACCGGCAGTAGCAGCGACGTGGCACGCGACCGCATGATGGACCAGTTCCAGGCTGAAGGCGGGCCGCGTCTGTTCATTATGAACGGACGGGCTGGTGGCTTCAGCATCACCCTTGACGCCGCCGACTTCCTGTTCCAGCTGGACGAAATGTTCCCGCCGGAGGCTAATGAGCAGCTGCACCGCCGCATCTTCCGGCGGAGCCGGGTGCACGAGGCTCGGGTGGTGTACTTCCGTAGCGAGGACAGCATCGACGTGAACATCGCCGGGGACGTGGCCGCCACGCTGGCCGAGCAGCTGAAGGTGCTCGACGCGCGCCGAGGGCTGAGCGTGGCGCGCGAGCTGATGCGCACCACCCCCGACGGGCGTCGCCCGTACTTGGGGAAGATCCGGCGGTGCCCCGGGTGCGGAGTGCGCCGCAACATGTTCCACGAGCGCGATTGTGAGGGGCAAGCATGACGAGCACACTGGCTGCATTCCTGGGCTCCCTGCTGGGGCAAGCCGTCGGCGGGGTGCTGATGTGGCGGTACTACATTCGGCCACGAATGGCGAGGGCAGCCAACAGGCGCACCACCCCGGCCCCTTCCTCGCAGCCCGCCCCAACGACGGCCACCTTCACCCCGCACGACCGCCCGGTGATGGTGCAGAAGGCCCAGTGGGGCCGCATGAAGAAGGCCCCGCGTCTTTGACCAACTGGAGCCTGAATGGTCATGCGAACTGGCTGGGGCTCCGCGTAAGATGGCATTGCGAACCGCAAACACAACCGAGGAGATGCAAGCATGGCGAAGAAGAGCAAGGCCCCGACGCCCGCTCCGGCACCCGAGCCGGAGGAGACCGAGGAAGAGGAGACCGGCGGCGGCCGAGGCCCCGGTGCCCTGCACGAGGCGATGGCCGCGTGGCTCGACGAGAACTTCGAGGGCGAGCACGACCCGTACACGGTGTACCTGGCCCAGACCCAGCGCCGGGCGTTCCGCCAGAGCCCGGAGTACCTGAAGCTCAAGGCCGCGCAGGAGGCCCGCGCGGAGGCCAAGGCGACGGCCGCGGAACAGCGCGCGGCGGCCAAGGCGGCAGCCGAGGACGCCGACGAGGACGAGACGCCCACCACCGCCGAGGGCAAGGCCAAGGCGAAGGCCAAGGCGAAGAAGGCCAAGGCGGCCGAGGCCGAGACGCCGGAGCCGGAGGCCGCGCCCCCGAAGAAGTCCAAGAAGGCCAAGGCGGCGACGGCCGACGAGGCGCCCGCGGCCAGCACCAAGAAGGCCAAGCGCGCCGCGGCGTTCTAGCGGGACTGGGAGCCCTACCGTTGCAGTGCGCCTGAGCGGGCATACGCACTGGCCGATAGCGGTAGGGCTCCCGCGTAGGGTGATAGCTCAGTGGATAGAGCGCGGTGGCATGCTCCGGCGCGAGTGCGCGCTATGCGCCGGAGTGGGGACCCCGAGGTCGCAGGTTCGAGTCCTGCTCACCCCACGGAGGAAGTGCGAGAGTGCTGATGAGGGCGGAGTGAGAACCCGCCGGGAGAAGGCATCAGCCAGGTGGTCACCATAGGTCGCACATGTCGGTAGGCGGTTAGGCCGACGCAGGGGCACGCCGGAGATGCAGTCTGCGCAGTTGCTGGCCGGTCTAGTGGAGTTCGAGTCTCCCCGTCGCCCACGTACGTAAGAAGCTACCCGGGGAGGGGTAATGAGCAAGCGAAACAGACTAGCGGCATCAGTGGCGTTTGCTGCCATGTCCGTGAGTGGCCTTGTGATGGTGGTAGTCGGGGTAGACCACAAGGCCCCAGAGGCCCCGCCAGTGGTGCCCAGCCTGGCACCCAGCGTTGGTCTTCAGGAAGCACAGCCTCCACCATTGCCATCAAGTGAACCTACTCCGGCAGTACATCAAGAAGAGGCAGAGGACACCGTGGTCACCGTGCATCCGGGTGCGTTCTGCTCTCCGGCGGGAGCCATCGGTACTTACCGCGGAACCACATACACATGCAAGGGCCCAAAGCCTTACCGATGGCGGAGGTAGCGATGAAGAAGACCACCACGAAGCCGGGCCTGGTCATGATGCGCACCAGCGAGCGCTCGGATTTCAAGCGGTGTCAGTGGCTATGGTTCGTGCGCTGGGTGCTGGGCCTCTCGGGCTCGCGCTCGCCGACGTGGGCCTGGTTCGGCACCGCTGTGCACAAAGCCCTTCAGGTGCGGTACCCCATCGGTAAGAAGCGCGGTCACATGGCCGACGTGCTGGACGCCTTCGAGGCTGCCGTGGACGGCGAGACCGGCAAGATCTACACCGAGGGCAACGAGCTGGACGAAGAGGAAGTGGTCGACGCTACCGAGCTGGGCAAGGCCATGCTCGTCGGATATGCCCAGCGGTACGGCCGAGACCAGCACTGGCAGGTCATCCACACCGAGCAGCCCTTCCAGATCGACGTGCGGGACCCGGCCACCGGTAAGCGCTTGTTGGTCTACTGCGGCACCTTCGACATGGTGGTGTGGGATCCCAGCACGAAGCGCTTCTACGTGGTGGACCACAAGACCCGTAAGACCTTCCCGGCCGTATGGTCCTTCTACGACCTGAACGACCAGGGTGGCTCATACCTCTGGGTGGCGCCGGAGGTGCTGGAGCACCAGGGCGTGTTCACCAAGAAGGACAGTCGCAAGGTCGAGGGCATCGTGTTCAACTGCCTGAAGAAGGCTCTGCCGGACAAGCGCCCGCGCAACGCGCTGGGCGAGGCCACCAACCTGCCGAAGAAGGAGCACTACCTCGAGGCGCTAGCGCAGGTGGGTGTCATCGTACCTGCGCGGACCACGAAGCTGGACCGGCTGCAGGAACTGGCCGCTACAGCCAAGCTCGAGGTGTTCGGGGATGTGAGTGCCAAGCAGCCCGGAGAGCTGTTCCACCGGTACACCAGCCGACGCGGCCCCGAGGAGCGGGTGCGCCAGGCCCAGCACGTGCTGAACGAGGCCAAGCACATGAACGCCGTGCGCCGCGGCAAGCTCCCCATCCTGAAGAACAAGACCGAGGAGTGTGTGCGGTGTCCATTGTTCGATATGTGCCAGCTCGACGAGCAGGATCCGTTGCAGGGGAAGGAGTACGCGGAGTCGGTGCTGTCCTACATCGACCCGTACGCCGACCACCGCGAGGCGATGAAAGTCAACGGCGTTCGGCTGTGAAACGGGCGCTGCTGGCCGGTGCAGGGTTTGCCGTGTGTGCGGCCCTCTATGGCTACTGCGGCCCCACTGGCACCGTGCCTGCACCGCTACCGGCGGCCACCCCTGGCGCCTTCTGCAGCACTCCGGGGCAGGTCGGCGCAGCCGAAGGGAGGGTATTCGTATGCTCGGAGAACGAGCCGTATACCTGGCAAGCCCTCCCCTGACACAGGAGGACATACGCGCGTACATACGCGCTAGGCTGGTGGCTCTAGCCGAGGAGGTACAGATGGTCAGCTCACCGAAGCCCACCCCGCACCAGCTCCGCCAGCACGCCCTCGATCGCGCCCTTCAGCCGGACGTGGTGCAGGCTCTGGCCCGCACCCGCCCGAGCACGAACCTCGAGGGCCAGGAACTGGCCGAGCGCATTCTTGTGGTGGCCACCGAGTTCACGGCCTGGCTGGCCGGTCCGGTAGAGCACGAGGAGACCCCACCCGAGAAGGCGAACCTGGGTCTCGCCACCACGCGCGACCTCATCCTGGAACTGCACTCCCGGGGCAAGGTGGCCCATCCACGAACCAACATCAAGAGCGCCATGTTCGGTCTGATGTCCGACCTGGAGCACGACCTCGTCACGCTCAACTACCGCACGGCGGACAACGACTGATGGTCACCCCTCGCAGGCGCCCGCCGAAGCGCCCGAGTGCCATCGTGGCTCTGCAGGGCGGTGCACGGCCCGTCTACCGGAACTGGCTGGTGTACAGCGAACCGGGCGTAGGCAAGACGGTGCTGGCCGGTACCGCACCACGGGGCCTCATCCTGTCGTACGACATCGAGGGTACCGAGAGCGCCCGTGCGCTGGGCAGCACCGCCGACGAGTGGCAAATCGAGACCTGGATGGAGTACCTCGACGCGCTGGCGTATTTCCAGCTCGGTTCTGGCTGTACGGACTACGACTGGGTGACCAGTGACAACCTGAGCACGCTCGAGGAGCACGCCTGGGCGTACACCATGGGCGAGGGGCGCAAGCGCAACAAGAAGCGCCCCGAGTACAAGCCAGCGTTGGGCGACTACCCCATCGTGTGGAACATGATGAAGCGGCACGTGGCGGAGTTCAACCGCTTGCCCATCAACGTCATCTACACGGCCAACGCCATGCGCATCGAGAGCTTCGACTCGGAAACCGAGGAGGAGCGCAGCCAGCTCATGCCGCTCATCGGTAGCCCAAAGCGCGGGGATACCAGCTCCCGCATCTGTGCCAGCGTAAGCCTGGTGGGCCTGCTCCGCGAGGTGAAGCGCGACGGCGTTACCAGGGGCCGCAGGCTGTACGTGGAGGGGAGCGACTTCTGGGTGGCCAAGAGCCGCTACCCGGCCCTCGTACCGTACGTCAGCAGCCCCACCATCCCACGAATGGCAAAAGTGGCCACCACTGGGGTACCCCTGAAAACGGCCAAGCGCTCTAAGCGCACGGCCAAAGCCGAGGAGGAGTAGCACGTGGTCAGCAGCAAGGGACCCAAGGGTAAGAAGAGCAAGAAGAGCGCCAGCGGCGTCATCGAGATCGACCTGAACAACGTGGAGGTGCGGGAGGCGTACGACGGGGACGACCCCCGTCCCGGCTTCTACACCTTCGAGCTGGTGAACGCAGGCCAGCACACCAGCCAGGCGGGTGCCGAGGGCTTCAAGTGGATCTTCTCCCTCCGGGACGACGTGAACTACGAGGGCTGGACCCGCACGGTGTACAGCAACCTCGACACCACCAAGTGGAAGACCGATGAGATCATGCTCGCGCTGGCGGGCGGCAACGCCGTCAAGGGCACCAAGGCCGCGAAGGTGCGCCTGGACATGTCCGACGAGGACTCGGTCTCCAAGTACATCAAGAAGGCGAAGCTCGTGCGGGGCCGGGTGCAGCGCGACCGGGACAGCGACGACGACGACCCCAGCTTCGACCTGGGCAAAATCATCGCCCTCGACGAGGCCAAGATGGCCGCGCGGAAGGCGGCTCTGAAAGCCGCTGAAGATGACGACGAGGACGAGGAAGACACCGACGTCGACGACGAGTTCGAGGACGCGGATGACGCGGAAGAGGACGAGGAAGGCGACGACGAGGAGGACGACGAGGACACGGACGAGGAAGACGACGACGAAAGCGACGAAGACGAGGAGGAGGAGGACGAGGAGGAAGACGACGACGAGGACGAGGAGGAGGAGCCGGAGCCGCCCGCGAAGAAGGGCAAGAAGGCGACCCCCGCCAAGGCCGCGTCGAAGCCCGCCTCGAAGAAGGCCGCTTCCAAGGTGACCCCGATCACCGACGCCAAGTCGAAGAAGGCCAAGCGCAAGTAACTGTCGAGCCCGAGGGGCGGTACCCGGCCAGGGTGCCGCCCTTTTGACTGCCCGATTGCGGTGCCCTAGAACCGACGCTGCGGCCTCAACCACCCCTTTGGGCTAGCCCGGTGGGGGTAGCCCATCGCAGAGCCAATGTTCGGGCGTCTGCGAAGAGGAGGCTGGGCGGGCGGGCAAGTGATACCACCCGGTGAGTGAAGCACCCCCGGCAAGCTATAGGGGGTAAAGAAGTTGGGCCCCTACGCGTGCATGCGTAGGGGCGCTCAGGACGCGCCTAGGAAAAACCCAAAACCCCTCGCTCTCCACGGGTGGTATCACTTGCATTGTGACCAATACGTCTCACCGGTGCATATGACGAATGGCGTGTGAAAGTGAGCACGCACAATGGGTTGCGGTGCGGTAGCGTGTGGGCCTGCCCTACTGCCAGCCCAGGTAGAGCCTACCTCTTCTCTATATCTCATTTTCGAGAAAAGGAGAGGAGATAGTAAAGTAAGTAAAAGAGAGGGTGCCATGAGTGCTGGACGGGATAAATACGAGGCGAGACTGCGACGGGGTCTTCGTCGCGGCCGGAGCGCCCAGCTGTACGTGAGGCGCCGGACGGCCAAGAGGGGCAATGACCGAGTTCTGGTTAATCTGACGCCACCTGTGCGGTACGCACTGTGTGTCTGGGCCAGCTATCGGGCTGGCCTTCGGGCCCAGGCCGTCAGCCAGGAACTGCGCGCGCTCATATGGGAGGGCCTCCGTCGCCGCCTGGGGCCCGACGCCGAGACAATCATAGAAGACGCTTACGAGGTGTACGCAAAGGAGTGTGCCGAGGCTGGCGAGCAGAGCATCTTCGAGGTGGCTCGATGAGCCGCGAAGAGAAGCGTGCCATGAACCAGCACTGGCACCGCAGGCACCCTGGGTCAGAGCCGCTGGAAGGTGGGCTAACAGAGCGTCTCGAACAGCACGAGCTGAGGCATAAGTCCGTGCATTGCGACCACACGCACGAGGATTACTCCTATCCAGCGATGTACACAGTCATCGTCGGCGCAATGGTGAAGGATGCCTAGCCGCGACTGGCGGAAGGTCTTCGGCGCATACCTGGTTCGAGAGCAGGCAGATGGCGAGACGAAGGCGTTCTGCCCATCACACGAGAAGCCCAGGAAGGGCGGAAGTAAGACAGCGTCAGCCAGCTTCAACTTCGGCAAGGGGGTGTTCAACTGCTTCAGCCAGTGCGGCGGTATGCGCATCAAGGACCTGTACGAGGCCGTTAAGGACGACGCGGACTTTGTAGGCGAGCGTCCCGCCGCCCGCCCCTCCCCTCGCAGTGCTGACAACGTGCGGAGCATCAACAGTGCCAAGAGCCGCGGCGGCAAGCCAGTGACGCCGTTGCCCGACGAGGGGCAGGTGCGCAAGTGGCATGACCGCCTGATGCGGAGCAGCATTCTCCTCAGGCCCTTGCATGACAAGCGAGGGCTCAACGACGAAACGCTTCGCAAGCGCATGCTCGGGTATGACGGGGACCGCTACATGATTCCGGTGTACGGGCCGGACGGTGCATTGGTGAACGTGCGCCGGTACAAGCCTGAGTCCATCCGGGACAAGATGCTGAACTGGCCCGGGTATGGCTCGGCCAATTTGTACATGATGGACAACATCGCGCAAAGCGAGGTGGTGCTGCTCTGCGAGGGCGAGCTGGACGCCCTCATCGGGGAGCAGTACGGCTTCGCCACTGTGACCGCCACCGCTGGGGCGGGCACCTGGCAAGAGCAGTGGAGCAATGCCTTCACTGGTAAGACGGTGTACATCGCCTACGACAATGATCAGGCCGGAGAGAGCGGCGCTCGGAAGGTGGCCAACCACCTGAAGAAGGTCGCAGCGGCGGTGTTTGTCATGAAGCTTCCGGTGGCTGCTAAGCAGGACTTGACGGACTTCTTCGTGGCGCAGGGGCTGGGTAAGCGAGACCTGAAGGCCCTCATGGAGGCCACTCCGCCGTTCGGGGACCGCAAGCTAAGCCGTGTGATGCAGAACGGCGATCCTATTGTGGTTGGCGTTGAGAAGAGCCTGGACGCAGAGTACGCGGGAAAGCTATTGCAGGTGACGGCAACGGTTGGTGGCCGTTCCCAGAGCACTTACCTTCTCCCTCGCCAGTTGGATATTCTGTGCGAGCCCGGCAAGTGGGGCAGCAAGTGCCGGAGCTGCTTGAACAACGACAGTGGCGGCCAGACCGCTGTTGAACTGCGGGCCGATGATCCGCTGTTGATGGCCATGATTGACCGGCCGGTAGAGGAATCGGATGCTCTTATCCGAAAGGAGCACGGGGTCCAACGAAACTGCCCGTATGCTGAGATGCACGTAGACAGGCGCTGGTCCGTCGAGGAGCTGGTGCTGCTACCGAACGCGGAAGACCCTGGCAGTGACGGCAATATCCAGGCCAGCCGTCGCACATACAACGTCGGCCCGTACAACACGCCGGTGAACCAGGTCATGCGGTTTCAGGGGGCCAGTGTGACCGACCCGAAGACCGGCAAGAGCGTGTTCCAGAGCTGGCAGTGCGAGCCCACCAAGACCAGTATTGACAGCTTCGTCATGAGCGACGTCATCCGCCGTCGTCTGCAAGCCTTCCAGCCCAAGGAGGGTCAGCGAGCCTTCGACAAGCTCAAGGCCATCGCCCGGGACCTGGCCGCGAACGTGACGCACATCCACGGCCGTGCCGACCTGCATATCGCCTACGACCTGGTGTGGCACAGCTTGCTCGACTTCCCGTTCATGGGCAAGAACGTCGGCAAGGGTTGGCTGGAGCTGCTCGTCATGGGGGACACCCGTACCGGCAAGAGTGAGGCCGCCCTGCGCCTCACCGAGCACTACCAGTCGGGCATCCTGAAGTCCTGCGAGGGCGCCACGTTGGCCGGTCTGGTGGGCGGGGCTCAGCAGCTGGGTAACAACTGGGTCATCACCTGGGGCACCATTCCGTTGCAGGATAGGCGGTTGGTCATCCTCGACGAGGTGAGCGGTATCAAGGACAAGGGCGTGATGGAACAGATGAGTGCGGTGCGTTCGTCTGGGGTGGCTCAGATCACCAAGGTGGTCAGCAGCCAGACCAAGGCGCGCACCAGGCTCATCTGGATTAGCAATCCGGTGGATGGCCGCCCGCTGACCAGCATGAGCCGCGGGGCCATCGACGCCATTGAAGGGCTGGTGCCGAACCCGGAGGACATCGCCCGGTTCGACTTCGCCATGGCGGCGGCCAGTGCCGACGTCAACTCGGACAGCATCAACACTCAGGCCCCTCCGGTGGTCAAGCATCGCTTCAACCGCCGCAGGTGCTCGACGCTGGTGACCTGGGCCTGGAGCCGCCGCGCCGACCAGGTGCTGTGGGAGCCGGGCACGGAGGCCCTGGTGCTTGACCAGGCCATGGCGCTGGGGGCCAGGTACGTTGAGGAGCCGCCCCTGGTGCAGGCAGCCAACGTGCGTATCAAACTGGCTCGCATGGCCGTGGCGGTGGCCGCACGGTTGTTCAGCAGTCCCGACGGTGAACAGCTGCTGGTAACCCGAGAGCACGTGCGGTGCGCCGTTAGCATTCTGGATGCGCTGTACGGTGCCCCGACCTTCGGGTATGCCGAGCACAGTCGAGAGGAGATTAGCAACCGCAAGCAGGCCGAGCAGAACCAACGCAAGGTCCGCAAGTGGTTGGTGGCAAACGAAAACGTCGCCAAGGCGATGTTCCAGGTCATGACCGATACGCAATTCCGAGTGCGTGACCTGGAGGAGTTCGGTGCACTGGGCCGGGACCAGAGCCAGGACGCCATCGGTGAGCTGATTAAGCTCCGGATGGTACGACGCAGCACCCGCGGCTATATCAGGTTGCAGCCCGAGTTGATAGGTGTTCTGAAGCGGCTTCGCAGGGACATGGAGTAGCTGCACGGTTGCCGATACCTCACAATGGTGGTTGGCTATGCGTGCGCACTGAAAGGAGACGACATGGCATTGAAGGCAGTTTTCGTGCTGGGGTGCGGCCCGAGCGGGCTGGTGGCCGCCGAAGCCGCCTTGACGGCTGGCCACGAGGTCAAGGTGCTGAGCCGCAAGCGGCCGAGCCATCTGTGGGGGTGTCAGTACCTGCACGCACCCATCCCGCACATGACCCCGCTCGAGCCGGTGACCGTCGACTACGTGCTGCACGGCAGCATTGTCGACTACCGGGACAAGGTGTACGGGCCGGGATTCCGCGGTGACACCAGCCCCGACGAGTACGAGGGGCGGCATCAGGCTTGGGACCTGCGCGCCACGTACGACAAGCTCTGGCACAAGTGGGAGCCGCACATCGTCGACGTGTCGTTCGACCAGAAGGTGGCCGCCGACGTCATCCCGGACTTCCTCCGAGACGGCATCGTCATCAGCACCATCCCCCGCCCGGTGCTGTGCAGCAACCGCCGATGCACCTTCGCCAGTCAGGACGTGTGGGCGCTGGGGGACAGCGAGGAGCAACAGTGCCCCGTCTACCCGCCGCGCCCGAACATGGTGCTGTGCAACGGAGAGCGAGACGTGGGCTGGTACCGGACCAGCAAGGTGTTCGGATACACCACCTGCGAGTGGCCCTGGCGGGACGGGCGGAAGCCGCCCTACAGCGGCGTAGCCATGGTGAGCAAGCCCGTCATCACCGACTGCACCTGCCTGCCCGAGGTGCAGTACGTGGGCCGATACGGCCGGTGGCAGAAGGGCTACCTGGTGCACCAGGTGTGGGAGGACGTAGCCAAGCGGCTCAGCGAGGAACAGGGAGTGTTGTTCTGATGGAAGTTGAACACATCATCGAGCAGGCGCACGCCAACGCCGTGAACCACGGGTGGGTCGGCAATGTGCCGCGGCCCATCGCCGAGCACACCTCCTTGCTCCACGAGGAGGTCAGCGAGCTGTTCGGATGTTGGCGGGACGGCCTAGAGTCAACCGCGTTCTACTACCGGCTCCCTGGGGATCGCGGGCTGAGCCGGGACCAGTACGACGAGGAGGGCAACCGGGGCAAGCCGGAGGGCATCCCTGCCGAATTGGCCGACGTGGTCATTCGGGCCTGTCAGATGTCGGGCGAGTACGGCATCGACCTGGTGCGGGCCATCCGGGAGAAGATGGCGTACAACGCCACCCGGCCCTTCAAGCACGGGCGGGTGCACTAGCCGTGCCCCAGTACGACCATGACCACGTGATGAGCCTGACCGAGTACCTGTCCGCCCTGGACCCGTTCCTGGCGCTGGTCACGTTGGTCATGGTCGTCGCCTTGCTCCATCTGCTGTACCTGGTAAGCGACCTGGCCATCCGAGCCATCATGAGGGAGAAGCCGTAATGGCCGCACCGCTGTACTTCCGGCAGTACCACACGAAGCGGTGGAGTGATCTCACCGACGAGGAGCGGGCCGTGTGCGTTGCGCACGTGGACCGCGAGGCCAAGCAGGCCCTACAGGAGCGCGACCCGCAGTACGGGCTCCGGCCGGTCGGGGTAGCCGCTCTCCCGGGCGGCGGCTTCACGTACATGTGGGGAGTGCGTCCCGTTGACCCGTCGTAGCTGGAACCAGAACGACCCGGTGGTGGGCATCGACATCGATGGCACCCTGGGCCAGTACCACGACCACTTCCTCGCCTTCGCCCGAGACTGGCTGGGCGCGCCGGAGTTCTGGCCTGGGCCAAAGGTGGCGCGCGGCGAGCACCAGTACTGGCCCGACGACGCCTACGACGGTAGCTGCACGCTGGCGGAGTACATGGGCATCAGCAAGGCCCGGTATCGGCAGTGTAAGCTCGCCTACCGCCGCGGAGGGCTGAAGCGCAGCATGCCGGTGTACCCGGGGGCTCGCGAGCTGCTGGCCACGCTGCGAAGGAGGGCGTGGGTGGTGCTCTGCACGACCCGGCCGTACCTGCACATGGACAACATCGAGCCGGACACGGTGGAGTGGTTGCGCCGCAACCGTCTCCCGTACGACGCCCTGCTGATGGGCGAGCACAAGTACCGCGACCTGAAGCGTCAGTACGGGGATTACGTCGCGGCAGTGCTAGACGACGACCCCGCCCTCCTCTCGCAGGCTCGCGGCTTGACCCTGCCGGTACCGGCGATGTTCATGCTGCGCACGCACAACGTCCACCACTGGGAGGGCGAGGAGTGGTGGGAGAACAGTTGCGACGGTGCCCGCCTGAGCCTGGTCGAGCACCTCGAACGAGGCCGATGGAGCGAGTACGCGTTCCTTGGCACCCAACCGAAGAACTAGGAGCACAGGTTGAGCGAGAACCACGCAGCCGACAACCACCGCCAGTGCGACCCCGCGGAGTGCATCCACAGGGCCCAGCTGGACGTGGAGCCGCAGGTGCGCACCTTCCACCAGGAGGTAGCCCGAGGGCGCCAGGAGAAGGAGGCATACCTGCGCAAGCACCCCTCCGAGGCCAGGGCTGACCAGGAGATGAGCGAGGACGAGTACTACATCGAGAAGCGGCGCAACCGTCAGCGGGCACAGCACGAGGCCGACCTGAGGGCGCAGGCGACCACCTTCGGTAGTTACGCTTCGCCGAGCGTGCAGGTCGCCTTCGACGGTGCCTACATGGGCGAGAGCCCGGACATGTACGAAACCGCCGAGGGGGAGCGCCGGGAGAAGGTGCAGCGGCTCGAGCTGGAGCTGTTGAAGGCGCGCGAGGACCAGGTGGCGCACGGCGACCCGATGCCGCTCCAGGACGTGCGCAACGTGGTCGGGGACGCGCTTCGGTTGCTGGAGAGCAAGAATGCCAGCTATCGGGACGCCTGGCGCAAACAGGGGTACATGGGCAACCTGTCCCGCGTTCAGAGCAAGGCCGAGCGCCTGAAGAGCATGCTCTGGCGGGACGCCGACGGAGACGGGTATCCGTTGCCCGCCAACTACACCCGGGATGGTGAGACCGTCGTCGACACCCTGCTCGACCTCATCAACCTGTCCGCCTTCACGGTCGTCAACTGGACCGAGGAGAACCGCTGGGGCGGCGGCAAGTGATTAGTACCGAGTGCGCTACGGCGGCCGACATGCTGGCCATCAAGCGCGAGCACGCCGAACGGCTGGCCGCAAAGGGTCACGCCGAAATCTCGCGAGGGGTCCTTACCGGGGCCCTGCGCGAGGCCACGGAGCAGCACGCCAAATGTGCGGGCTGCGATTGTCAGTGCCTTCCACCGGAGGTCAAGAATGGCAACCCAATCGTTCAAGGCGCCAATGTTCCAAAGCCGCAAGCGGCGTAGTCGCGTAGCGGGCACCTGGGGCTTCAGCTGGCTGCACGCCAACGAGTTCGGCGGGGCGGTGCTGAAGGGCAAGACCGGCCTCCGTACCGTGATGGGCTTCATCGTCAAGTTGCCGCACCGCTACGTCACCGTTCAGTTCCGCCGTCGGGAGTTGAAGCTCTAAATGAACGCCCAGAGGTCCGTCGCCGCACGCATCGCCGGTACGGTGCGGCGGCGGCTCCTGGCCTGCGCCGAGAGTATCCCGGCGGGCCACCAGGTCGGGGTAGCCCTTAGCGGCGGCGTCGACAGTAGCTGTGTGCTGGCCGCCCTGCTGACGGTGGGCCACCGGCCCACCGTCGTGAGCTACACGCCCAGCACCACCACCAGCACGGACTTCACCATGGCCCAGGAGGCCGCGAAGGCGCTCAGGCTGCCCTTCCGCGGGGCCATTGCCGTGATGAGCCCGGAGGACCTGGAGATGGCCGCCCGACTGGTCATCAGCTACGGGTACAAGGGCAAGGTGGAGGTGGAGTGCCTGGCACCCATGGTGGTGGTGATGCGGGCTGCGAAGGAGGAGGGGCTGGAGGTGTTGTTGACCGGAGACCAGGCCGACGGGTACTTCGCGAACAGCAAGTGGGCCAGTCACAACATGGAGCGCAGCAAGGGCGTCCCCAAGGGCCAGCGCACCAACGTCCAGCAGGATACCGACCCCACCCGTATCGATGAACTGCGCGACCGGTACTACACCCTGGACAAGAGCTGTAGCCAGGGCGTGAAGCGCATCGGAGAGGAGATGGGCCTAAGCGTGTGGACGCCCTTCCGAGACCCCACCATTCGAGAGGCATTCCGGGGTACCACCTGGCAGGAGGTCAACCGGCCCATCGTGAAGGCGCCGCTGCACATGGCCTTCAAGCTGGTCGACAGCCTGCTCCTGCCGACGCGGCCCTTGCCCGTCAACCTGCACAAGGGAGACAGCTACTTCGCCGAGGAGATGGGCCGCATACTGCTGGCTCGCTATCCCGGGTACCGCAGTGCGCGCGGGCTGTACAGCGCGATGGCTCGAGGAGAGGTCTAATGCCAGAGAACGGACGCCGTGCCAAGCTGACCGCCCTCGGGGTGACCTACTGTGTGGACCGCTCGCCAGCGCTGGTGCACCTGCGGGCCAACACGACATACGTCCCGGGCCGCGGGGCGCTGAGCCCCACCTATGCCTTCATCGGCGAGGCGCCTGGCGCTGCTGAGGAGAGGGCGCGGCGTCCGTTCTGTGGGCCCAGTGGCCGACTGCTGAACGAGATGCTGGAGAGCATTGGGCTCTCGCGGGACATGGTGTACATCACCAACGTCGTCAAGTACCGCCCGCCCAAGAACCGCGACCCCAGCCCGATGGAGGTGGCGGCCAGTGTCGCATACCTGCGCAAAGAGCTGAGTATCGTCGCTCCTATGTACGTGGTTACGCTGGGGAGACACGCGCTGCACGCACTGGAGCCAACCCTGCGGTTGTCTGCGGTACGCGGGCAGTGGCAGACTGTGGCTGGCTGGCCCTGGCTCATGCCCCTGTATCACCCCGCGGTAGCCCTGTACCGTATGAGCCTTCGGACCACGCTGTTCGAGGAATTCAGCAGGCTATTGGAGGTGCCCCATGCGTGACGTGAACCGACTCGAGCGGGCCATCATCTTGCTCGCGCTGTATGTGTGGCAGTGGCTCGAAGCCCTGCAGGACTACGCCCAGGTTGTCGGCGAGAACAAGCGGGGCTTGGGCCGCGGGGCGGCCGACCGGGACTGGCAGAGAACGTTGCACCAGCTGGCCGAGCCGGTCAAGGTCGCGCGCCTGAAGCGCGAGCGGGAGACGGGCGAGCAGCCTCTGGTCGTGCTGGCAGAGTGGGAGGAGCAGGGCGGCAACACCATCGTCATGGCACCGCCCGCCCGCCCCCTCCTCGCAGTAGTGACCGAGACCGGTCTGGTGGTCGACACCATCCCCACCCCCGCTGAGCACATCCGCAAGCACCGGGTGTTCGATGCCCCGAAGCCGAAGCGGGCGCGTGCGACGGTGGCCACCAAGCGCAAGGCGCTTGCCGTCAGTGAGGTGCGGGCGGCCGAAAGTCGAGTGCGCAAGCAGCTCGACACTGTGATCATGGAGGCTATGCGCGGACTGGGCCTGACGCTGGCCGAGGCACGCGCCATCATGGGCGCCCACCACTACGAGTCCGTGTTCGACCGCATGGCCATCGCATGAGGACCACCACCGGAGCGTGGAAGGCGTACTACGGCGGCCGGTGCGGTAGCTGCAACCGGACGTTCAAGGTGGGCACTCTCGTGCGGTACGAGGGCGGCATCATCGTTGAGGACGAATGCGACCTGCAAGCACCAGAGGAAGACGCCGGGCTGAGCCCGGTGCAGCGTCAGGTTTACCGAGAGGCCATGTGCATGGCGTGCTTCACCGTGCATGCGCCGGGACAGAAGGGGTGCCAGTGACCACCGTTCAGGAACTGAAGCCGGGTGACGTGTTCGAGATGGGCGGGGAAACCGCCACGCTCCTCGTCACCCACAATCACCCGGTGTACCGGCATGCCGGTATGGCCCTGGTGGTCTGGTGGCTGCACAAGGAGCAGCGCTACTCGTTCGACGCCCTGCTGTGGATACAGGAGCTACCGGGCAAGGTGGTGAACGGGCCGCTGGGCTACGTCAGCCAGGACCAGCTCGACCGTGCCTGGCTGGAAGGTGCCAAGGGGGCGAACCTGTGAAGGCGGCCCTGACCGCGGCCTCCGTCGGCCTGGTGCTGGTGCTCTGGGCCGTGTGGTACCTGCTGGTGATGCTGCCTGACGTGCTAGGAGTTGTGTGATGGACTGGCCGTACTTCTGGCGGGTGCTGTTGGTCACCTTCTCGGTGGGCTACCTGGTGGCCTTGGCGGTGGTGACGTGAGGGTCGAGTTCCACACGGCCGAAGAGAGCCCGGACTTCCTGTTCGAGGTGCCCGAGGCGCAGGCGCACTTGACCGGGCTCCCGCTCATCGGAGACCTGGTGGTGTGGGAGTACACCGATTGGGTCGTTCATGAGCGGTCCTGGAAGCTGGCGCAGGCCGAGGAGCCCGTGCTGGAGATATGGCTGCGTAAGACATGAGCGCGCCGGTACCGTGGCAGAAGCCGCGCAAGATGCTCGAATCGGATGAGCCTTCCGACCCACCGGTGTTCTGCGGCAGGGAGACGGCCCACCGTGCGCACGCCTGGGACGAATGGTTCGAAGAGCCCGTCGTCCTTTGCGCCGAGGAGATGTACACGGCTGAGTTCTCCTTTGTGCGGCACTGGTGCAAGGGCTTCGGACATCTGGAGGGGTACCTGTGACGGACCAGATGGTGAACCTCCACGGGCACACCACGCTGAGCGACGGGGACGGGTATCAACTGCCCGCCGAGCACGTCGCGGCGGTGGTGGCGCTGGACCAGCCGGGGCTCGCCCTGACCGAGCACGGCAACATCAGCAGCCACGTGCAGCTCGAGCAGGCAGCCAATGCCGCAGGTGTGAAGCCCATCTTTGGATACGAGGCGTACTGCGCCCGGCCCGAGGACCCGCGGGGCCAGCTGAAGAACCACATGACCCTCCTGGCCATGGACACCCGGGGGTACCGGAACCTTCAGCGACTTGTGACAGCGTCGTGGGACAACTTCAAGTACAAGCCGACGACCACGGGCGCCATGCTGACCGAGCACAGCGAGGGCCTGATAGCCCTGAGCGGGTGCCTAGGTGGCCGCCTGGCGGTCGCGATGCTCGGGGGCAAGGGCGAGGGCGAGCATTCGGCAGATCTGCGCGCAGCGTCGCGAGTAGCGGCCCGCATGCGGGAGGTGTTTGGCGACCGGTACTACCTCGAGGTGCAACCACACACCACCCTCGCCAAGCAGCACGCCTTGAACCAGGGCAATGCCCGGCTCTCACAACGGCTTGGCATTCCGCTGGTGGCTACCGGCGACGTGCACTACCCGCTCATCGAGCACCAGGACATCTATCCGCTCCTGCACGCCATTGCCCGCGGCGGCAACAAGGCCACTCTAGAGGCAGCCTCGCAGGACTGGGAGGCCAGTATCGAGCTGACGTACCACTCCGCGGCCGAGGTGCTGCGGGGGCTGCGAGGGACGGGGCTGGGGGCGCGCGAAGCAGCGCAGGCGGTAGGCACCACCCTCGACATCTACGAGCGGTGCAACGTGACCCTACCGCGGTTGCGCGAGCTGGTGTTCCCCAGCGACATCCCGGGGCCCCAGCTGTTCCGCAAGCTGCTGAGCCGAGGCTGGCGGTACCGGGGCTTCGACAAGTTGGAGGGCAAGGAGCATCGGCGGTACAAGCGGCGGGTCAAGTACGAGCTGGATCTTATCGAGAAGAAGGGCTTCACGGACTACTTCCTGGTAGTCGGGGACATGGTGCGCTGGGCCAAGGACAACGGCATCGCGGTGGGTCCAGCCCGCGGCAGTGCGGCGGCCAGCCTGGTCTGTTACCTCCTGCGCATCACCGAGGTAGAGCCGTTGCAGTTCCCCACCCTGCTGTTCGAGCGGTTCATCGACATCAACCGCCACGACCTGCCGGACATCGACCTGGACTTCGACGACGAGCAGCGCTACCGGGTGCGCGAGTACCTGGTGAGCCGGTACGGTGCGGCCCGAGTGGGCAACATCGGCACCTTCACGTTCTACCGGGGTAAGAACAGCCTCGAGTCGGTGGCCCGGGTGTACGGCATCCCGGGGTACGTGGTGGACACCGTGAAGGACAAGCTCATCGAGCGCTCCTCCGGCGACCTGCGCGGCAATGCCACCATCGAGGACACCATCTCCATGTTCCCGGACGTGGCCGCAGTGTTCAAGAAGTATCCCCAGCTGTTGCAGGCCCAGCGCCTGGAGGGGAACATCAAGGGGTTCTCGGTGCACGCCGCGGGCATCGTGGTGGCCGACCAACCCCTGACGGACTCGGTGGCCGTGTACAAGCGCACTGACGCCAAGGGCAACGTCATCGGCGAGGTGCTCTCGATTGACAAGCGGGACGCCGAGTACCTGAACGCCCTCAAGATTGACGTGTTGGGGCTCACCACCATGGGTGTCATACGCATCATCCTGGACATGGTGGGCATGGAGCTTGAGGAGCTGTACCGCCTACCGCTCGACGACGAGGCCGTGTACGAGGGCTTCCGGCGCAACGAGGTCATTGGCATTTTCCAGTTCGACGGGCGGGCTATGCGCAGTGTGAACCGGGAGGTAAAGCCGGACACCTTCATGGAGGTGTGCGACATCAACGCCCTGGCGCGGCCAGGGCCGTTGCACTCGGGTGCGGCGGCGGAGTACATCATGGTCAAGCACGGCAAGAAGAAGCCTGAGCGGCACGGTGGCGTCATCGACCACATCACCGAGCATACCAACTACCAGATCGTCTACCAGGAGCAGATCCTGCAAGTGGTGCGGGAGATCGGTGGGTTCTCGTGGGAGGAGGCCGCTCTCATCCGCAAGCTCATCTCCAAGAAGCAGGGCGAGCAAGCCTTCAACCGCATGAAGGACAAGTTCGTGGAAGGGGCGCTGGACAAGGGGCTCACGGACGTGGTGGCGGAGCGCATCTGGAAGCAGCTGGTCACGGCTGGTGCGTATGCCTTCAACGCTGCGCACTGTGTCTCGTATGGGATGCTGGCCTACTGGACCATGTGGCTGAAGCAGCACTATCCCTTGCCGTTCTACTGCGCGTCGCTCCGCAAGTACGACCCGAAGGTGAAGGGCTTTGACCTGCTGAAGGAAGCCTACGCGAAGGGCATCCGCATCCTCCCGCCCCACCCCCTCCGCTCGCAGGAGACGTGGTCGGTGGAAGGTGATGCTCTGCGGGCTGGCCTTACCCAAGTCAAGGGCATCGGCGAGAACATGGCGCCCCGAATGGTGGAGTGGCGGGAGCGCGGCGGCGGGCGGCGGGCCATCAAGGCTGCGGGTAACGACTGGGCAGCGTACGAGGTGCTGAAGGGCTTCGGTCCTAAGACCACCGAGAGCATCGAAGCCTTCTGTGCTGAGGAGGACCCGTTCGGTATCCTGCGCATGACCAAAACCTTGGCGGCGGTGCGGAAGTGGCTGAAGGTGAACGCCAAGCAAGCGGGGCTGTTCCGGGCCCCGCACCGCTCACAGGACGTGCCCTATGAGGCGCGCAGGGGCCAGTATTTCTGGGTCGGGGTGGTGCGGGAACGCAACCTGAAGGACATCTACGAGCTGCACCGCTCGCGTACCGGCGAGGAGCTGGACCCGGCCACCGTCAAGGAGCCGCAGTACGTCAACTATGCCGTCATCCTGGGCGAGGACGAGACCGGCCCGCTCACCATTACCGTGCAGCGCTGGGGAGGGCTATACGAGAGGTACAAGGACCTGATCTGGGGGATGGCTCCAGACCGGGACCTACTGTTGGTGCACGGCACCAAGCGAGCGGAATACCGGCGCGCCATCTACGCCACCGAACTGCACGTGCTGAACGTTGGATAGGGGAGATGCAATGAAGACCACAGACACAAGGCGGCCCCGCAGGCCGTTGCGGGACAAGGGTCAGCCGCCGATGGTGTGGGTCGGCTGGGGTATGACCGATCGCCAGGTGAACCAGATGGTGGAGAACGCGCGGAGCAGGGCGGGAGCTATGCTCCTCGCGCTTGGCATGACCGGCCGCTTCATCGACGAGGTGGCCTTCCTGTTGCCGCCGGTGAACGGCAACGGTGCTACCTGGCTGGCCCGCATGATGGGCCGGGTGGGGCGGGCGGGCTTCACGTACTTCAACCACGTGGAGGACGCGGTGAAGTGCAACCCGTTGCCCAGTAGGTACGAGGTCGTGTACGACTTCTTCACCACCGGCGTGGAGGGGGTGCGCCTGGAGCTGCTCACCATCGTGGCGGGCCTGAGCCCGCTGCACAGCATGTTCGAGGTGTCGGACCGGGACACCGACGCCTCGGTGGTGCACGCCAGCTTCAAGGTGCCAGACGAGGAGGTCTACCGCCTGACGCTGGACCACTTGCAGCGTGAGGGCTGGATGTGTGGCCAGTACTGCGAGAGCAGCTACGGGCTGTTCAGCTACTGGCGCCACCCCAGCGACACCGAGTCGGTGTTGTGGCTCAAGCCGCGCGTGAACCTGCGGGACCACACCCCGACCGAAGCGGTCAACGACCCGGAGGAGCTGGAGCTGCTGGACATCGAGAACTACGACGACGAGGAAGAGGACGAGGATGAGGTCTGACGCCAAGTTTCGGGTGTTGGTGGTGGGCTGCACCCCGGGGAGCTTCGGCCACTCGCTCATCGCCGCCCTGCGAGCGGAAGGGATGCGGGACGAGACCACGCAGTGGGAAATCGTCGGAGCGGACCGGCCGGAGTGCGGGTACGGCGAGGGCGCTTTCGTGCAGTACGACGTGACGGATTCGCTGACGGTGCACGAGGGCGTCATGGCCACCGTGCAGCCTCATCACGTGGTGTACGCGGTGGGTATGAACCACACGGACAATGCGGGTGAGGGAACGCTGGCCAATTCGGCTACGGACCACTTCGAGCTGAACGTGGCGGGCTGGCTGCGGTGCGCCGAGGCGTTCCAGATGGTGGCGCTGCCGGGCTCGCACCTGGTGGCCGTGAGCAGCAACACGGCCAACGTGGCGCGGTCGCCCTCGGTGGGCTACGGGGCGAGCAAGGCCGCGATGTCGCACACGGTGCGGTCGCTGGCCCGACGGTGGAAGGGTCAGCCCATCGTGTGGGGCGTCGAGCCCGGCCTCATGGACACCAAGGCCACTCGCGACGCGGTGCACGGCAGGGCCTGGGGTGACCGCGGGCCTGCGCACCGCATGCCGGGCATCACCAACAACTACGGGCTCTCGGCCGACCAGGTGGCGGGCTTCGTGGCGCACAACATGTTCTGGGGCGGCATGGCCCTGAACGGCACTCTGCACCGAATGGACGCCGGGGAGCAGTAGCGCTCGGCGTATAAGCGTGCAACGATGGGGCCACCCCAACCAAGGAGAGGCATATGCCGACCGCGGTGAAGGTGGCCCTTGTCATCTGTGCCACCGTTGCTTTCGTTGTTCTCGTTTGCTGTGCTGGCCTGGTGGTGCTTGGCGCCATCACCCCGACGCCTGCGCAGCCCGCCCCGTACGTCAGTTACCCCCGCTAGGAGCGAAACGTGGAACTGTTGAAAATCTACATCTCTGGGGCCATCAGTGGCATCCCGGAGGCCAACCGCCCCGAGTTCGAGGACGCCGCCAAGATGGTGGCCTCGGCGGGCGCCTTGCCGCTCATCCCGCACGACGTCATGCCGGACCACCAGGGCCGGTGCATCCCGGACGGCAAGCGCGAAGCCACCGGGCACACCTACCCGTGCCACCTGCGGGCCGACGTGATGGCCATGCTGGCGTGCGACGCGGTGCTGATGCTGCCCGGCTGGGAGCAGTCGCACGGCGCGCGCCAGGAGCACACCATCGCCGCCGCCTGCGGGGTGCCCATCCACTACATGGGCGACTTCGGCAGCATGCGCACCAGCCAGGGCTCGCACTTGTTCGAGGCAGTGCGGGAGGCCAACGGCGAGGACGTCGGTGTGTCGGCCGTGTGGGGCCCGTGGGGCCCGAAGGGGCGGGCTGGGGTATGACCGTCTACGAGGTTACCATCTCGGTGCGCACGGTGCACCCCAACGACAGCCTGGACTACCAGGGCATCGAGCGCAAGTTCAGCTTCCAGGACAACGAGGTATTCATTCTGGCGGGCGCGGCCAACGCCGTGATGCAGACCGCGCAGGAGCTGTACGACACCCTCGACATGAATCGGCAAGGGACCGGCGGTAAGCAGCTCAGCAACGGCACCAGCGGATGGCCGGTGAAGCGGTGAACACCTCTCAGGAGATGCCGGACAAGCCTTGGCGCTTGGACGGCCAGTACCCGATGCCTGCGGACTACGCCGAGGCGAAGGCCGTGCAGAAGTGGGCCGACGCGTCGATGTACCGAGCCGAGCCGATGCCCGCCGGTGGGCGCATCACCGTGAAGGTGGTGAGCGCCACCGCCGACCCGCTGGGCGTGCTGGCTGCGCTGTGCGGCATGTACGTGGGGCGGGTGACCAGGAGCCTCTCGGATGTGACCGACGAGCAACGGCGCAAGGCGCTCGAGGACATGCTGGCCACTGAGCTTAACGGACCGCTATCGGCGGTCCAGTTCGTGTTCCTAGTGGAGAACGTCGACAGGTCGTTCACGCATCAGGCCGTCCGCCAGCAGCAAGCGTTCTTCGCACAGGAGAGCTTGCGCTTCGCGGTGAAGGAGGACTGGACCGAAGACATCCCCCTGCCCCCGCACCTCGCAGGCTTGGCCGAGGACGACCCGAAGGTGCGCATCTGGCGGAAGACCCTGGTCGGCGTCGAGGACGCGTATGCGGCCCTGGTGCACGCCGGGATGCCTGCGGAGGAGGCGCGGGGGTTGCTCCCCGAAGCCATCCTCACCCGCTATTACTGGGTGACCAACCTGAAGGGGTTGCTCATCGAGGCGGGTAAGCGCACCTGTACCCAGGCCCAGTTCCACTGGAGGCGGTTCTTCGCCGAGGTAGCTTCTGCGTTGCGGGAGTACGGAAGGCAGGACGGGAACTACTGGTACACCAACGGGAACGGCTTCGCCTCTCAGCATGTCGGCTGGCAGTACGAGCTGATCGCTGAGCAGCTCCGGCCGCACTGCTACCAGGCGGGGTCCTGCGGCTTCATGGCCAAGTTCGACCGGGGCTGCACCATCCGGGAGCGTGTCGAGCAGAACGCCAAGGCTGGTCGTCCTTCGAATGTGTGGCACTACGCAATGCCCTGCCACGACGCATGCGACCACCCTGAGACCGTGATCGACGCCATCGACCCCCGGGAGTGGGCCGCGGACCCCGGGGCGGCGCGGTCGTGAGCAAGGGTAGGCACATCCAGCGCAGGGCCAAACTCCCGCGGCACTGTCCGCGGTGCGGCGGGGTGGAGCTGTACTCCAGCCCCGAGGCTTTGTGGTGCGGGCAGTGCCCATGGACGGAGGTACGGTGACGCTGTTCTGGGCGGCGGTCGTGGTCATCGTTGGGGCTGCGATCGCCGGGGTCGTAGTAGGGCTGTTGATAGATGCAGCTGGGCGCTGGCTGCGAAGGAGGAGGGATGGCTGAGGTGGAGACCATTGAGGTTCGGCTCCCCGAGGGGCCGCAGTGCGCGGCCGACGGCGGACAAGGCGTGTCGTGCATTCTCCCGCTGGCGAACCTGGCGGAGTGGCACTCGGTGTACGGCGGGCACCTGGGTCGAGTGACGGGCGGGTACGTGAGCTGGCAGGAGGGCAACGAGCCGCCGGAGAAGGAGCCGGGCGCGCCCGCGATTACGCTGTACGCCCGGCCCGACGTCGTAGACCCGGAGGTGTGAGGTGCGCCGGGGAGGGCGCAGTAGCCTCGGTAGGCGCAGTGCCTGGCCGCCCGCCCGTGGTCTGGCCTACCTGGGCTCGGACCTGGCGACGGTGGTTGGGGGTACCCTCTGGCTGGTGCTCGGGCTCAACGTCGGTCTGACGGTGCTTGGCGTCGGTCTTATGGGGCGGCTCAACGTGTGGCTGTACAACCGACGGTGGGCTCGACTGCAAGGCGAGGTGTTCGTGAAGCGCGGGGTGGCTCTGTGGCGCCAGCGGTGGGCACGGCGCCTCGTGCGGTGGGCTGAGGTCGTGGACCCCGGGTCCGTGCTGAGGACGCCGGGCTACCGGTTCACGTACGAGAAGGGGCTGGGGATGGTCTGGCGCGAAGGTGGGCTGGGCTGTCCGGTGTGGTACTACGAGCGGGACTGGCCGCTGGCCCACGAGCACGCGGAGCGGCGGGTATGAACCGACGGTTGGTGGTGTGCTGGATGGACCCCGGCGTGACCACCGGCTGGGCCATCATCCGAGTGCCCATCAAGCATTTGATGTCGATGGGACAGGTGGGCTCCATCCCGCACATGCAGGTGAACACCGGGCAGTTCCGCACCGATACCACCTCGGAGAACGTGGATAGGGCCCTGGAGATTGCGCGGGCCTGCTACCAGGACGTGGCCGACGAGGACGACGTGATGGTGGTCGGACACGAAGGGTTCACGCTGCGGATGCTGTCGTCGGACCCAGAGCTGTTGGAGCCGGTGCGGTGGCTGGCGGTATGGGATGACAGGTTCGCTCCGCCTCGGGCGGAGTTTCCGCTTCCCGTCGAGCGCCAGAACCCTTCGCTGATGAACACCATTGGGGACGACCGGCTCAAGCTCTGGGGACTGTGGCAGCCGGGGCGAGAGCACGGGCGCGCGGCGCTGAAGCACGGGCTGGTGTACCTGCGCCGGTTTGCGGACCAACGGGTCGTTCGGCAGATGGCCCGATACGAGGAGGAGTGACGGTGATGGCAAAGCCCCCGACCCCCACGCTCAGCCCCATCATGCGGCGCATGTCGATGATACCCACCAACGAGCTGGCCGCGCAGGTCATATCGATGGACAGGTTGGGCACCTGGCACCTGGCGCAGGCACTGGCCATCGCGGAGCACATGGCCGAGAACCCCGCGGACGACGAGAAGTGGCGCAATGGTCTGATGGACCGGCACCTGAAGCTCGCCGGGGCATTGCTCGGTAGCATCAACGCACGGGTGGCAACGTTCAAGTTCCTACAGGAGGTTAAGGATGGACAGTACGCCGACGCCGGAGGAGACCCCGACGCCTACGAACGAGCGCAGCGAGGCTAGTGACTCCGCGGCGCTGATTGCGGCCCTGCGGGCGCAGGTGGCCATGCTGGAGGCGCGCGTGGAGATGGGGGTTGCGGACCTGAAGCGGCACCGGGCCCGGGTCACCGACTACAAGCTGCTCCTGCAGGACACGGTGCAGGTGTTCCGGGACATCGGTCAGGGACTGCTGTCTGCGGTTCAGACGGCGGAGGCGCTGGCCGACGAGCTGTTCGGGGAACCGGACGGGGTGCCGCGGCGGCTCAACATCGGTCTGGTCGGGGGAGGGTTGCCCCGGGACCTGCGGCGGGCCGAGGACCGGTTCCGTCGCCAGACGTACGCGCCGGGGGACATGCTCGGCGGGCTGAAGCCCACGGCCGACCCGGCGCTCAGGCTCATCGGGCCACCGCATGCGCACCGGGACGGGCCGTGCGGTCCGACCTGCTACGAGCCGGAGCCCCTGCCGGAGACGCCGGAGACGGAAACGAAGGCGCCCGAGGTGTCAAGTCCGGGCCTGGACCCGACCAAGTACTTCAAGGGCCGCGGGGCCTGACCCGTGGTAGAACACTACTACGTCTACATCTATTAGAGAGATAGAGATAGGTATGTAGTTAGTAGTTAAGAGAGGAGAGTATCAGTTCACTGTGTACAGACGAAGGGCGGGATACTGAGGGATGGCGTTACACGACTGGGTTTCGCTTATGCTGGGTGGTGCTGGGTTCGGTCTTGCAGCCTGGCGAAGGTTCGAGTTATTCTTCTCATGGAGGGCACGTGACAAGGCCAGGACCAAGTGAATTCGGCGGGTTCGGAGGGCTGACGCAGCCACCCCCGCACGAGCCGGAAAAGGACGCCGGGGAGATGCTCCGGAACTACCATCACTACGCCGGAGCGCACGTTCTGGACCAGGGAACGGACGTCGACGAGGCGGTGCTGGCGGACCAGGAAGCCAACGGATACACGGGAGAGGCGTCGCTGTGACGGCCCCGCAGGAGGCACTCGCACCCTCGTCGGTGGTGATGGGGGCCGCAGTGTGGGAGGACCTGCGTGTCGCGGGCGTGGACCGTGCGGGCCTCGAGCGGTGCGGGGTGCTCGTCGGCGGGGTCGCGGACGGGGTGGCCTACGTCACGGGGTGCGGCGAGCTGCAGAACGTGGCGGCGGACCCGGTGCACCACTACGAGTTCGATCCCGCCCAGCAAGCTGCCACCTGGGAGCGTGCGGAGCGGTGGGGGTATCAGGTGCTCGGCGTCTGGCACACCCATCCCGCGGGGCCGGAGGAGCCGTCGGAGACGGACCTGGCATACATGACCCCGTGGCTGCTGTACCCGCTCGTATACCCGGACGGCGCAGGCGGAGCAGCCATGCGGGTGTTCGTCAAGACCGACACGGGCTGGGCCACGCTGCCGTACGAGGTGACGCCGGGGTTCACCATTACAGAGGCCGTGCGCAAGGGCTAGAACGCGGTTGCGGGGGTACCTGGGGTCGGGGCAAAACCTCGGCCCCATTCGCGTACCATAGAAGCAAAGGACTTCAGGAGGAACCGTGCCCAGAGGCAAGGTAAAAGAGCCGGAGCCTGAGCGCGTTCCTAAGCGGGACAAGGTGAAGGTACCGCGCGGCGGGATAGACAACGCCAAGCGCGAAACGGAACCGGACGGCCGAACGCAGATCTGGGTGAAGCAGCGCCTGGGCAAGCGGTGGTCCCAGATTATCACCGAGGTGGCGGACGGGCAGTACACCTGGGAGGAGTTCACGGAGGAGCTGGACCCCGAGGAGCTGGCGCGCGGTCAGTTGAAGGACCGGGACGGCCGGTTCCGAGGCAGGCCCCCGGCGCTGGTGCCGCGGGCCTTCCAGACAGCCTGCGTGCGGGAGATACAGAAGCGGTTCAACGAGAAGGTGCAGGAGCGGCTCCTGAGCGCCACCGAGGAGCTTATCGAGATGAGCAGGGCCGGGCACCTGGAGCCCAAGGACCGCGCGAAGCTGCTCATCTACCTCATGGAGCGGGTCATGGGGCCGGTGCCGAAGCAGGTTGTCATCCAGGGTGCGGATGAACCTTGGCAGGGCATGCTGACGGCGGGCTTCATACGACCAGGGGCGGTGGAAGGTGAAGAGAGCTCCCCAGGCCCCTCCCCTCGCAGCCACGACCGATACACAAAGCGTCGCAAGCACGTGTCGGCCGAGGAGGACGTGGATGACTAGGGAGGTGAGGTATGCCAGGACACCAGCACGGGCCCAGTATCAAGCGCCCGCTCGTGTACGAGGCCCTGCGGCGCAAGGGCATGAGCAAGACGAAGGCGGCGCGCATCAGCAACGCGGGCCTCACGCATGCGAAGCGCGTGCGCATAGCCAAGAAGGCAGCGAGGACGCGCAAGCGGCACGGCCATTAAGATAGGGGCATGACTGCCCCGACCATGGCGGTGAACGTCCAGCAGGTCTGGGACCGCCTCAAGTACCACCCGCACGTAGCCCAGCGGCAACTTCACGCAAGTCACGCCCGGCACCGCGTGAATGCCGCTGGGCGACGTATGGGCAAGTCGGTGGCTGGAGCCCGGGAAGCAGTCCTGCGCGCGTACGAGGCATACGGCTCGCAATCGGTGCTGGAGGAGCTGGGCATTCGGTACGAGGGCTGGATCGTGGGGCCCAACTACACCGATGGTGAGAAGCTGTTCCGGGTGGTGTACAACGACTTCCGCCGCCTTGGCATCCCGTTCGACAAGCCTGGCACGTACTACACCAAGCTGGACATGAGCATCTCGTTGTTCCGGGGCAACTTCCTGATGCACGTCAAGAGCGGTGCGCACCCCGAAAGCCTGGTCGGCGAGGGGCTGCACTTCGCCATCATGACTGAGGCCGCCAAGATGAAGGAGCAGGTGTGGGAGCGCTTCGTGCGGCCCACCCTGGCCGACTTCGAGGGCGAGACGTGGTGGGACAGTACCCCGGAGGGTCGCAACTGGTTCTATCGGCTGTACCGGGCCGGGCAGGACCCGGACAACAGCGAGTGGGACAGCTGGCGCTCGCCCGCCTGGCTCAACCGGGCCGTGTACCGCCAGAAGACGAAGCGCGCAGATGTAGCTTGGCTCAAGGAGATGATAGCCCAGGGCTACACTTCCAAGGAGTGGCTCACCAAGCGCATGCGCGCCGATGGCCGCGAGGTGGACCACGAGATCGTGTCCCTGGCGGTGGACCTGACACCCGAGGCGTTCGGCCAGGAGATTGAATGCAACTTCACCGATATGGTGGGCCGGGTGTTCAAGGACTGGGACGAGGACGTGCACGTGCGCGACCTGCCCTACGTCCCGGGATGGCCGCTGTTCCTGGCTACGGACTACGGATACACCGACCCCAATGTGTGCCTGTTCATTCAGGTGGGCCCGTTCGGTGACATCCGGGTCATCGCCGAGTACTACCGGCACCAGCGCACCGACACCCAGTTCCGGGACGACGTGCTGGCGGACGAGCGCCTCTCTAGGCTCATACCGCAGGCGGTGGCGCTGTTCCCGGACCCCGAGGACCCCGGGGCTACCAAGACGCTGGGCGAGGGCTGGCATGTGCAGGTGATGGGTGGTACCGGTGGGCCGCTCATGGACAGGGTGCGGGCCATCCAGGGCACTCTGAAGCAGCGCAACCGACACCTCCCCTGGGGTCATGCAGAGCGGGCGCCCCAGCTGCTCATCGACCGCTCCTGCATCGAGCTTATCAGGGAGATGGATGCCTACAGCTGGCCGCGCCTGCGCCGGGTGGGCACCAAGGGGCCGGAGCATCCCCAGGACAAGGACAACCACGCTCCCGAGGCCCTCGGGCGCTTCTTCGCTGGGTACGGTGCGGGCCAGCTGGGCCCGACCATCAGCAAGGTCAACTTCGGCAGAGGTAGGAGAAGGTAATGGCCGATGCATCGGTCCAGACCCCCTGGAGTACGGTGGCGCCGCTCATCACGGCGAAGCCAGGGTGGGTGCCCGTAGTTGACCGAGAGCGGGTGTTGTCGTACGACCAGTACGACGCCCTGTACTGGAACAACAACGAGAACCTGAAGCTCATCATGCGCGGCACGGACGACGCCATCCCCATCTACGTCCCCGAGGCCCGCACCATCATCGAGGCCACCCAGCGCTACGTCGGGGCGGGCTTCAACTTCGCCGTGACCAGCACGGTGGGCACCCCCGCGAACCAGCAGCTCGCGACCGCGGCCTTCACGAGCCTGTTCCGGCGCGAGCGGTTCAGGAGCAAGTACAACAACAACAAGCGGTTCGGTCTCGTGCGCGGCGACTGGTGCTGGCACGTGACCGCGGACACCGACAAGGCCCAGGGCACTCGCCTGCGCATCATGCCGGTACACCCCGGCAACTACTTCCCGGTGTTCGAGGCGGACGTGGTGCCCGGGGGTGACCCGGACCGCATCGTCAAGGTGCACATCGCCGAGCGCATTGTGGGGGCGGACGGCAAGGCGTTCGTCCGGCGCCAGACGTACGAGCGGCTCACCGAGGGCAGCACCCAGATCACCAGCAGCTGCTTCATCTTCGACGAGGACAAGTGGTTCGTGGAGGGCGGGGAGCCCACCGACGTCATCCTGCCCCCGACGCTGCTCGACCAGCGCATCACGGCCTTCCCGGTGTACCACATCCAGAACCGCACCGAGCCGCTGAACCCCTGGGGCTCGAGTGAACTGCGCGGGCTGGAGCGCATCCTGGCCGCCCTCACGCAGGCCGTGAGCGACAGCGATATGGCCCTCGCGCTGGAGGGGCTGGGGGTGTACTACACCGAGAGCGGTGGCACCTTCAAGGACAGCACCGGTACGGTCATCGAGCCCCAGCTGTACCCGGGCACCATCCTGCGCGGCACCAAGCTCGAGCGGGTGCAGGGCATCGGCAGCATCCAGCCGTACGGCGAGCACATCGACCGCCTCATCAAGTTCTGTCGGGAGGCCTCGGGCACCCCGGACGTGGCGGTGGGTCGGGTGGACGTGGCCGTCGCCGAGAGCGGAGTCGCGCTGGCGCTCCAGCTGGGCCCGATGCTCAGCAAGGCCGCGGAGGCGGACGACAACATCGTCGACGTGCACACCCAGATGTTCTACGACCTGACGCAGGGCTGGTTCCCGGCCTACGAGCAGACCAACTTCACGGACTGCGAGGTGCTGCCGGTACTGGGCGCCAAGGTGCCCCCGAACGTGGCCGCCACCGTTACCCTCTTCAGCGCGCTGGTCACCGCGGGCATCATGAGCAAGCAGACCGCCCGCGAGGGGCTGGCCAAGGTGGGCGTCGTGTTCGCGGAGGACGAGGAAGTGCGCGTGCAAGCGGACGCCGATGCCGCCGCCGCGGAGGCCAACCTGGGCCAGGACCCCAACGCCACCGACGCGCAGTTCCAGCAGGAGGCCAACAATGCCCCGAACGCCTAAGCAGAAGAAGGCCGACGAGGCCCTCACCGAGGCCATCCTCGAGTGTTGGCGGGCCTACTACGAGGAGGAGGGCGACGAAGCCAACGAGGACGTGCCCGCCGAGGCGCTGACCGAGGGCGTGATGATGGAGTACCTGGTCATCGGCACCATGCACAACGTGGACTCGGTGGGTGAGAGCTACACACGAGTGTTCACGCTGGTGCGCGACGGCGATGCCAGCCTGCACCGCCTCCTCGGGCTCATCGACCACGCCGGTACCCGCTTTCGGGGCATGGTCTGATGGGCGACGTAGCCCGCCCAGATCGATTCTGAGGGGAGAGTAGGCCCATGGCCCAGCCCGAGCCGCTACAGCGGTTCTTCGGGGCGTACAAGCCAACTGAGGCGGAGATGCGCCAGACGCTTGACGATGCCGCCAAGGAGGCCGAGCGGCTCATCCCCAAGCTGCTGGAGCGGAACCCCAACAGCCTGAAGGCGGCTCAGCTGGCCCTCATCCTCAGGGAGATTCACAAGCAACAGCACGCCATGTGGACAGACCTGCACGGCAGTCTGCGGGACGGCATGGAGCGCTCCGCCCTGGCTGCGGTAGCTGGTGAGAACATCATCGACCGCTACCTGGCCAGGGCAGGGCTCGACATGCCCGAGCTACGCGCGTCCTTCCGGGCCCAGGCCGAGCGCGGGTTCAAGAACGTGCTCGCCAAGGGCTTCAACAACATCCCGCTGAGCCGGGCGGTGCACAAGACCGAGGCCCTGGCGAACGGCTGGATCGACCGGCAGATACGCAAGGCGCTCATCCTGCAAACCGACGCCAAGACGCTGGCCCGTCAAGTGCGCCAGTTCATCGACCCCAACGTGAAGGGCGGGGTTAGCTTCGCGGCGTTCCGGTTGGCCCGCACCGAGCTGAACAACGCCTTCCACACGGTGGCTGTTGACAGGGCCGACGAGCCCTGGAGCCCGGGGATGGAGTGGCACCTGTCGGGCAGCCATCCCCCGGGCCCACCCGGCAAGCCGGAGGTCTGCGAGCGGTACGCCCGGGTGGACCAGGGGCTCGGTACGGGGGTGTTCGCCCGCGGCCAGGTGCCCAAGAAGCCGCACCCGCAGTGTCTCTGCTACGTCACCCAGCAGGTGGTCGGCGAGGACGAGTTCATCGACAGGCTGCTGGCCGGTGAATACGACGAGCACCTGGGCCACCAGGCCAAGGTTGACCCGCCGAAGAAGGACCCGGCCATCCTGTTCCTGGAGGCCAGTGCCAGTGACCCGGCCAACAGCACCGCGAGCCTGGTCAATCATCTGGTCGGCAAGTACGGCGTGAAGCGGGACGACGCCAAGGCTATGGTCGCAGCGTACCGGCCACCCAAGAAGCCCACGCGGAAGCCGCGCCCCAGCGCGACGGTCGTACCGCTGGACCCGGAGAAGCGCAACCCGCGGCCAGCTTCCACAGCCACCACCAAGCCACCGAAGGGGACGCCACCGCCGCAGGGCCAGCACACCGGGCCCATCCAAAGCGCGACCCACGTTCCCACCTCGACGACCGACACCCCCGCCCCTCCCTCGCAGGCCCCGCAAGCTGTCCGGGACCATCTGACCCGTATCAACAAGCTGACCAACGCCAAGAACAAGGCTAGAACCCAGAAGGCGCTGGAGCACCAGGCTCGGTTCACCCCCAAAACGGCCCTTCAGCTCAACGAGGTGGCCGAGATGGATCAGCGGGCACCCAGCTTCGGGCAGCCAGGCGTCACCGGGGAGTACGACGACCGCATCCGGACGATGTTCCTGCATCCGTCGGCGTTCCTACCGCCCGCGGAGCAGGTGTTCGCACGGGAGAAGGCCACCAACTATATCAGCAAGTGCGGTGAGCGCTTCGACAGCCTGGACGCCCTCATCGCACACGAATACGGGCACCACGTGCACGACCGCTGGATTGTCAACGCACCGGAGAAGGTGCGGCGCAAGGCGGTACAGGAGATATGCTCGGCGCTCGGGGTACCGCCGCCGCTCCATTTCGACAACAACAGTCTGTTGCGCTGGGGCGCTACGCACCAGGTGGCGGTTACTGCGAGGGTGAGCAAGTACGGGGCGACGAACATATTGGAAATGCTTGCTGAGACTTGGGCAGAGTACACTTTGGGTGACCCACCGCGCCCGCACATCAAGGACATGGGGGACATCCTGCAAAGGCTAGCCGAGGAGAATTCATGAGCCAGCCCCTGCCCGAGCACGGGGTATACGTGAGCGACGTGAACATGGTCATGGTGTTCCACGACGAGCAGGGCCGGGCGTGGTTGGCCGCCGGGGTGCTCGGCGAGTTGGTGCGCTATGACGATGGCATCATCGTAGAGCAACTGCAACCGGAGGCCATCAAAGACCGCGCCTTCATGCTCAGCGAGCTGAAGCTGGTGGCCAAGACATGACCGTCCGGCACCCCACCCTCTGCAGCGCCTGTACCCGCCTGCGCGGCCCTGCGCGCCAGCCCACGTGCGACGCCTTCCCGGGCGGCATCCCCAACAGCATCTCGTTCTACGGTGGCGACCACCGGCAACCGCGCAAGGGCGACCACGGCCTACAATTCGACCAGGCGGACACTGACGAGGCCAGGGCCAACTTCGACAACTGGCTGTTCGTGAACGCGCCGGACGAGTGGCAGGAGGCCCAGCGTGGCGACCAAAAAGCAGGGCGCAAAGAAGGGGGCGATGAAGCGTAAGGGGCTGAGCGACGCAGCGGCCGAACGCATCGCCGGGATAAAGAAGAAGCGGAAGCGCAAGTAGTCGAACACCCTGGCGCGGGTACCCTGGAAAGAAGGGGTGCCCGCGTCCTTGCTGTGCCCGTAGAATGGCACTCACGGAGGAGCAGTGCCCTCCAAGCCGCGCGAGCAGTGCCGCGCAGGCACCAACCCCCTGAAGGAGCACCACATGAAGATCCGGCTTGCCAACCCCTACTTCGAGGCCCCCATCGCGTGGGGCCAGCCACTGTTCGTCGACGGCAGTGGACGCCCGGTTTACCTGGGTCGAGGTGCCGACGGCACGGACGGCGATGGCGAAGGTGGTACCGACAGTGGCGGTACCGGCGACGCGGACGGCGACGGCGATGGTGACGGCGAAGGCGACAAGGACGCAAGCAAGGCGGGTGCCGAGGCGGACGCCGCGGCCCTGCGCAACAAGATTCGGCTGGCGGACAAGCGGGCGGCGGAGGCCGAGCGCAAGGTGCGCGAGCTGGAGGACAAGGACAAGGGCGAGCTGGAGGTGGCCAAGCGCAAGCTCGAGGAGACCACCGCCGAGAACGCCAAGCTCGCCTTGCAGGTGCGGGAGCAGGCCCTCGAGAACGCGTTCCTGAAGGTCAACGACATCACCTGGCACGACCCCGACGACGCGCTGACCGCCGCTCAGCGGGCCAAGCTGCTCGACGGGGTGCAGGATGAGGACGGCGAGGTCGACCAGACCAAGCTGAAGGCGGCCCTGCAGAAGCTCGCCAAGGCGAAGCCGCACTACGTCAAGTCGAACGCCGACGAGGACGGGGAGACCAAGAACAACGGCTCCGGTCCCACCGGCACCCCCACCGGCAGCAATCGCAAGAAGCCCGCTAGCGGAGCGCCCGACGAGAAGACGCTGCGCGAGCGGTACGGCGCGATTCGCCGATAGCAGAAGGAGGAGGCGGGACCGCACATGGCCCGTTATGACAAGTACGTGCCGGACCTTTCCGGTACCCGAGCCGCTCTGAACGCGGACTGGCTGGATGCGGACCTGGGCAAGGTGGTCCCCGTCAGCCTCAACACGACCGGCAAGGTGGTCAAGGGCACCGCGGGCCAGAGCGGCTTCGTCGGTGTGGTCTGCCTCACCAGCAAGCGCTACGCGGGCGACATCGTCGACATCATGCAGTACGGCGACATCGTCGAGGTCACCGGTACGGTGGCAGGCCAGCGGTACTACGCGGTGGCCGACGGCTCCGGCATCTCCACGACCGTGCTCCTCAACCACTTCGTCGGGTTCACCGTCGAGGCCGACCGCCTGGTCGTCCGCGCCGGTCTGGGTGTTGGGGCGGTGTCCTGATGAGCCTCGCGACCCTCAACCGGCCTCGGCTGGTCATCCC